CGCATCCGCCAAGCGCTATCCCGATGGCGCGCGCTTCCCAATGGACCTCGTGCCGGGTGGCAATCCGTTTGCCAATGCGTTGAAGCGTAAGGGCTTTGTTCGGATCTACCACAATGTGACTACCCCCACCCCCACCCCAGCTAGACTCCAGGAGCAAGAAGCATGAGCGAGACGATGGGATTGCTTGAACTAGCGGAGCGGTGTGAGATCGTAAGCGGTCCGGACCGGGTTCTCGACGGCGAGATATGCTTAGCGTTGGGCTTGGCTGGCGGAAACGTGCGGGTCGACCAGCGCACCGGCTGGGTCGTCGGAGGCAATACGCCGCTGCCAGCCAATCCGCTGGAATACACCAGTTCGATCGACGCCGCTATGACGCTGATACCAGACGGTTGGGCTGTTGAGGCGCTAACGGTATGGCCAGCGTCCCCCGACCACGTCAACACGCCGAGCCCCGCTCATTCAAGGGTCGCTCTAATCGGCACTTCCACAGAGCGTTGGCGTAGTGGTCTGGTTTGGGGCCATGGCGGCAAAGATGGCCGGTCTGAAGCTCAAGCCTCAACGCCCGCCCGTGCTATCATCGCTGCGTCACTACGCGCTCTCTCGAAAGGATCGGACGTATGATGATGATCGAACGGATGGCGCGGGCGATATGGGATGACCGCGAGAAGCATCAAAACGAACGCTGTCGGCAGTCGTGGGAGCGAGGCAGTGAGTTGGCGCGGCAGTTCGCAATGGATCACGCCCGCGCTGCCCTTACCGCCCTACTCGAACCGAGTGAGGGGATGGTGGATGCTGGGTTAAAAGAATGCTGGGGCGACTGGAACGCGGATATGCAGGAAGTAAAAACTATTTTTGCTGCCGCCATCCAGGCCGCGCTTGATGAGAAGGAGGGGTGAGATGGACAACGTGCCTCACGACGAATGGCTTGAGCTTTCGGCTATGAGCCACGCGATGCAACGACGCGCACGATGGGATCGCAGCCTTTGGGCCGAGCTATCCGTGCTGAACCGCAGGGTGCGGGCTTTGTCCGCGATGCCGACAACGCGTGATACGTGGCCAACGCGAACCGCAAAACGCCTAGCTTAGGCAGAAGAACGGCATCCTACGAACATGAAGGGCCGAATAGCGCCAACTATCCGACCCGCCATGGATATGAATACCGACCGTCCGCACACTACCACCGCGCGAATCGGGTTGCAATCAGGGGTTGACCGGCGCGCTAAATAGGAGAGGATGAGATATGATTACCGCCGCGAGCTGGAGACTACCTAAGGGGCATGAACGTGTCGCCGTCTTCGCAACGTTGGCCGAAGCGCAGAATTGGGCGAGGATGCTTGTGCAGGCCGATATCATGAAGCTCTACAGGTATTACATCAGCACCCACCGCGGCGCTTATGAGATCGTGCAGCAGCCGGCCTAACCCCCCAACCGCTTCCCAATCTGCCGCCCAGCCTCAGCCTCGACAGCATCGACGAGAACGTCTTTAGCCCGCTGCCTGGTCATCGGGTTTGCAGGGTCCGCGATGGCCTTGCCGATTGCGGGCAGGACGATGCGCTTCAGGAGTGCGGTGGCGATTGCGCCTAGGCCGGGGATCTTCATGGGGTGGTTCCTTCAGCAGGTGGTCTGAGCAGCGATGGCGTTGGGGCCAGCGGTGCGAGTCGCAATGAGCGGGTGCACGGGGGCTGTCGTCGTGCGCCAATCGTATAGCACGCCGAAATCCCGATCAGGCGACGGGATGTGCTGGCGCATCGGAGGCACCTTGCTAGGGTCGATCGGGTCGGCGTTGAGTGGCGGCGTCACCTTGACGAACACGGTCGCCAGATGCTCCTTCATCATCTTCCACTGCGCGGGCGTCGGCATCTCGTCCCCGGTCAATTCCGAGAAACCCTGCATCCAGTAGGCGAATTGTTCAGCGGTCATGGGGTGGTTCCTTGGTTGACGGTTTCAGCTTTCTCGACGTTGGCGCCGGCGGGGTTCTTCGGCCGGAATGTGCCGAGAACGCCGATAAGACCGGTCATGATGGCGAGGTCCGCGGGTTTGCCCGTGAAGGCTCCCAGCGCCGACAGCACGACCAGCGCGACGATGATCGCGAGGAAGGCGATCAGGTTCTCACGGTCGGTCACGACCACCCCCCATCACGAAGCGCCCGCTCGAAGGCCTGCGCATAATCCTCGACCAGATCCGCTCGGTCGGTCCCGTTGATGATCCGCCGCGCGTCCATGTACTGCTGCCGGGTGGCCGTGCCAGACGCCGGGAGATAGTCACTCAGGCGCTTTCCGCTGAACCAGCCACCCGCCATACCCTCGCGCATAATGCGCGCTGCTAGGGCGGCGTTCATGGCTAGATCGGGGTTGTTGACCAGATCGACACCAAGCTTCGCGCCCGCCTTTGCGTAATTGGCCTTCCACGTGAGCTGGACATAGCCGCGGCCGTAGTAGCGGGGGCCGTCGCCAGCGCACGTGTTGCCGTTCGCGATGCAGAGCTTCGGGCGATCGCCGGCCACGTCGTACATGCGGGTGTAGTAGGCGGGCCCACCAATCTCCTTGACCGGCTGCATCGTCTTCGCCGTCTCATGCCACGAGGTAGCCAGCATGTAGGCAGCATGGGATAGCGGGGTGCCCTCACAAGCTGCCAGCAGCGTGTTGAGGCCGTTGACCTGCCCAGTCGACAGCGCGCCCAGCTTCGTGCGGACAGTCTTGAAGAATGCCGGGTCGTCGGTCAGGTGCGTCATATTCCGCGCTTTCCGGCCTTATGGGCCTCCCAATATGCAGCTTGAAGATTGTTGTTTCGCTGGTGCTTCATGTCGCGCCACGTGCGCCCGCCAAGAAACAGGACGCATCCGAGGGTCATCATGGTGGATGCCCAGCCCTCAAACGGCCCGTCACGCTCCCAGATCACGCCGATTGTAAGGAAGCTGCACCCGCCGACCAGACCGAGGCCTATGCGCTCGACCATGTTCATCGTCGCACGGAGCTGCGTCACCTTGTAAATCACGATCACAGTCAGCAAGAAGCGAAACAACGAATTGATAATGTCGAAGATCACGCTGCGTCCTCCTTGCCAAAGATGCGCTCGAGAACGGATTTGCCGCGACGGATCAGAATCGGCAGGAAGGCATTGGCGCCAGTCGCTCCGAGGTAGGTGAAAAAACACGCCGCCCGCAGGTTGTTAAGATCGACGCCTGCGACCTCGCCGACCAGGTACGGCACCGCGAATGCCGCGAAGCCGGATCCGACAAACAGCGTAAGGATGACCTCGCCCCAGCTCATGCTCTTCCACGGAAGAAGCGAGAGCGCGGTCACGGATCCCGCGATTGCCGCCATGGCAATGTACAGGACGCGAAAGTGGCTTTCCTGATCAGTCACGGCCGAACCACCTTTGCAAGCGCGCGTAAGCTACGCGGGGTGAGCCCTTGGGCAGTGCGGCCCAGCCAACGAAGGCGAGCGCTAGAAGACAACCGATTTGCAACTCTACGCCCCCCAATCAGGATGAAGACGGCCACTTGGGCCAAAAGGATTTTATCGAGCCAGAAGGTGTAGAGAGCGTCGCCGAGAAGCGGACGCGCCGGGTGGAAGCAGAGTTGCGCCATGCACAGCAGGAACACCGCCCATCCCCACCAGCGATGCCATCCGGTGCGGACGGCCAGCACGCCAAGCGCAAGGTCCGCGATCGCCCACAGGTCCGTCGCGGTGACAGGAAGCCCCCACGCTCGGATCGCGGTCTGCGGTGACAGCGTGGCGTAGGTCCACTCCACGAGCAGCCAGTTGGCTAGTAGACCGCTCGCCAGGATAGACGCAGCGAGGCGGTCGCCTTTCGGGGCCTGCGATGCGAAGGCCACAGCCCCCACGCACAAGCCGAGATAGATCGCCGCCTCGCCGGTCATCAGTTCGGGACCGTTGGACCGTGACCGCCGCTACCCTGCGGATCCTCGACGCACTCCGCCTTGTACCGCTCTTCCAGAGCAGCCTTAGCGGCCGGGTCCTGTTCCGCCTTGATCGCGGCTGCCAGTTCTTCGCACGGGGTCATATCGTTGCTTTCCATGCTGGTTAGCGCCAGCGCGCATAGGAGGGCGAACATGGGGTCACCGGGCGGCTCGTATCGCGTCGACGGCACAGCGATGGCGTAGCGGGATCAGCATATCCGCTTGTCACTGCGCTTGGGGATTGGGTTACCGCCGTTAGTCATGCGGCATTATCGCAAGCAACGATATTGCGCGGAGCAGGTGGATTATGTCGCTTCCAGAAAGTGGATTTCGCAGTCATGCTTCGCTGGTGGTGATCGCTGGGTTCTGGGCATAGCAAAGGACGGCCCTGGGACAGGACCGTCCTTGGATGCCGGCGATTGGGTGGAGGGGTGCGAGGCCCCGCGGATCACACGGCGATTCGGCGACCAGCAGAGCGTTATCGGCGATCCCTAGGGATGTTGCAGCCAAACGAATAAGTTAGACGGATCGCGGTGTTGATAGACCGGCCTGACTAATTCTTTGATCGTCTTTTTGGGGCGAGATAGGTTAACTGCCTCGGTATGGCGGAGAAAGGCATACCTATGCCAAAGGCTAGGCTTAACGACTTTAAGCCCCGCCTTGCTCGCCATCTCAAAGATCGACTTCATTTTAAAGCTGTTGATATGTTCAAGTGGTTGCACCTGAACAATAGTCTTGTAATCGCCGGCGTAACCGCCATCGGCGAGAAGCCCGATCAGCGTATCAACTCGCTCTGCAGACGGCAGGGAGAGCTTGATAACACCGCCATGTTTTAGGGATTTTGCCAATCGACAGAGCAGGTCAAGCGGTTCCGGCACATGCTCAAACACCTGTTCAGTGTTAATGAAGTCAAACGTCAGGCCGCTTATTTCCTCGTCGTTAACCGCTGCAACGCCGTGCCGGCGAGCAAACTCCATGCGCGGTTGAGACAGATCCGAGCCAAACGACTGGCAGCCGAGCGCTTTTGATATTCTAGCCCACAAAGCCCAGCCCATACCGTAATCCAGCGTCTTCAAATCACTGAGATTGGTGCCGGTGAAAGATGCTGCAGCCATGATTTCGTGTGCGTCGCGTGACAGGCGGATAGCGGAGATGTCGGCCCGATACGTATCTATGTCGCGCTCAGGATCCTCTGGTTCATCCACCCAATGCGTATAGAGATCGGATAGGAGGCTGTCGTCGCCGACGAACTTCTGGAATACGAGCGAGCAGCTGGTGCACTCTTCCAACTGATAAGGACGAGCAGCAAGAAGCCCCGTGTCAACGTGATAATATTCGCGTACGAACTTGCCGATCCCTCCGTCTGCAAACTCCGACCGGAAGCGAGTCTTGCTGCCATTTTCGTGGCACCCCGGACACCGCTTCCGCTCTTCAAAATTGTAAGGTTCAGAAAATGCTATCACAATTGAAGGTCCTCCGGAGGTTATCCGTACCGCTCCGATAGCACACTTTTCTGATTTGCAACTCTCGGCTACATCCTCTCCACGCGCACATAGAGAGTGCTCGCCGCTAGATCGATCGTTCCACCGGGGTTGCCGGCAGGATTGCATGGAAAGAACGAAACGGTGTTCGTTGCCGAGACCCACGCCTCGAGCCGAATGCCCAGGCTGTTCCGCGTGAACGTCATAGAAACTCTGTCGCCCACCAGTGCGCCAGTAACTGTCGTGGTTTGCACCGGCCCGCTTGTACCCGGCGCCAAGCTTGGCGGATCGTAGCTTGCAACCGTGCTGTCGATGAACAGCGCCCCTGCCTTCAGATGCGTTCCGGTGCCGTCGGGGACGCCGACCTTACCAGTGCCGCCACCGTCGATGCACATAAAGGCCATTGCCTTCATGGTACCGGGATCTTGCTGGAAGGTGATCTCGCCAGGAGCGTTGTCGAATTCGGTCGGAGCGCCATTGCCGAACCAGACCTGACGGAACAGGTTCTGCGATCGATTGCCGATGGCGAGCTTCTGTGCAGCGAATAGATACGCCTGCGTCTTAGACCGGCCCATCCTCAACAGGGCGGTGTCTGGCGGCGTCGGTCCCGTGCGCGTAGTGATCTTCACGCGGTTATACGTGTCGTAGAGAACGCCGGAGGCTACCTGACCGCAGAACTGGTAGGGAACCACGTTCACGTCAAGGCTATCACGGTACTCGTAGACGATGCCCTCGCCGACATCATGCACGTGCCGCGCGCCCAACGTCCGACCAGCCAATGGTTGGCTGGTCAACCACTGCTTGCCAGTGACCTTCTGGATACCCTGATTGACGATCTCCACCACACCGGGAAAGCCCGTAGGGTCGTGGTCAAAGCCAGAAGCTAGAATGCCGCCGCTGATCTTCGACGCGCCGTCGCAGAGCCAGTATGGCCCGGATGTGCCCTCGTTGTACGGCGCATCATGCCACGTGCTACCCCCGATGAGCCCCGAGCCACCGTCGCAATAGCTTCCGCCCTGGACCCATTGTGGGATGCCTGGGTATGGCGCCGCAACGCCGGGCATCAAGCCGCCAGCGCCATCCTGCAATCGCCGCCAAACCGCATTGTTCGTGCCTGGGGTGGTCGTTGGCCACAGTGCGTTCGAGCCGCGCACTGTGTAGTACATGAACGTCTCGTGCCAGACGATGGACGTGTCAGGGTACAGTCCGGTGTTAAGCTGCCCGTTAGCGGCCGCATGGCCGCCCCTGATGGTCGCATTCGGCAGGAAGGACCGGACGCTCCAAGGGTAACCCCCGTTATTCGTACAATCCGGATATTCCAGCGCGCCAGCATTGCCATCGTACCCACTCCAGTCGACGCCATTGCGGCCGTTCCCTGTGCAGTATGGCTTGCGGATCAGCGACGAGTTAGCGTTGCCGTGGGGCTCGGCAAAGGTAGGGCTGCCGATAGTATCGTTTGCACGCACCATCATGCCGTGCAGGGCGAAGCTTTCGGCACCGCAGTTGTCGAGTGTGCCACGAGCGCGCAGCCAGAACCCGCAGGCATTACTGCTTTCAACAGCGCCAGCGCGATCAGCGCGCGCGAAAATACCGCGGATGTATGCACCGTCTGCGCCGGTCGTGCCAGCCACCGCTGCGGGCGACGAGCCCATGGTATCAGCACGATGGACGATGATGCCGAAGACGTTCGCCGGGAAGACGATCTCCGTGAGCCCGCCGCCCGAAACACCGTTAGACAGCCCCAACCAGTTGACGACGTGCTTGATGTTAAGGGTCTGGCTGCAGAAACCGCTAGAGCGCGGCCAAATCGTCAGGGCGCCTGCCGGCGTAGTCTTGTTCTGCCCGCGCGCCATTGCCTTGTCGTAGTTCAGCATCGCCTGCAAGGCAGGGTAGTTATCCGTGCGACCGCTCACGTTGTCGCTACCGTCGCTGAACAGCGCGTCACTGACATAGCCCCACCAGTACGGCGAGAGAACTTCCTTGCCGACCCGCTCGAAAACTCCGCTACTGGCCGGGATAGAAAGGTGCGCGACGTACACACCTTCAAGCGGATCAGCAGCCACCATCGCGCTGAAGTTGCCCGTGCGCCATGCGAACAGGCCCGCGCGGCGCCCCTCGCCCAGCTGCACCGTCGTGCCCTCGCCCAACGTTGCAGGGTTCAAGCCGGCCATAATGACCCGATTGCTAGCGGTGATCGTGATAGGCACAACCTTGCCCGCAAGATCGGTAGCGATGGCGGTTCGCGTGGACGCAGCGGCAGTTGCTGATCCTGCCGCAGCGGTTTTGTCCTGCCCCGTCTGAGTACGATCTAGGCCTGTCTGCGTTCGATCGGCACGTGCGTCCGAGGCCGATGCTGCCGCCGCATCTCGAGCCGCTACAGCCGCAGCGGTGATCTGTCCCACTATTTTATCGTTCAGCTGCGCTTCGGTCGTTCCCACCGGAACATAGCCGGTGTCGATTGCGGTCTGGAGGAAGCTCTTACCGCGCGGCAAGACAAAATTGAGGATAGCGTCGCTTGCGCTGCCAGCATTTACGACGCTTGCAGCATCTCCGCCGCTAACGCTGCCTACTGCCACAGTTGCAGCCCGCCCCGCCTGACCTTCCAGCATTAGCCCGGTCGTATTCCACGAACCGGAACCCGCTGCGCCATTTTTAATGTACAGGCCATTATTGGCGCCGTCGTTATAGACGAGACCCAGCGAACGGTCAGCAGGTGCAAGGTTCGCGTAAAGCGACGAACGCGCTGCATAAACTACAACAGCCTGATCGGCTATGAAGCCTGCCAGAAGCTGTGCCAGTGCGCCGTCAAGAAAAGAGAAAAGGCTGCGGATTTCATATTTTGCGGGCTCGTTCGCGCCTGACGCTGGGACACCCGCAGTTTTGAAGTCGCGGTAGACGTCAGCACCTTTGTCAGTCACATAACCCACGACATTCTCCGAACTTGCGTCGCGGAGATGCTAAGGTTTGGGGCGCCGCGCGCTTGCCGCCGTCACGTAACTATTGCAGACACCGGCCCACGAGGTGTGCCCCCAGCACCAGTCGGGTTGAACGTGCGCACCCAATAGCGATATGATCCAGCGGCGACGGTATCGGTGTAGGTAACTGTAGCGCCGAGCCCCCCAACCTGATCCGTCCCGACTTGCACAGCATCCGCGAACACTGCTGTTATGCCGCGATAGATGCGGGCATAGCCAAAGTTCGTGCTGGTCGGGTTGCGGTAGGCGATTGCAGCCGACCCCGTGCCGCCCGTAGCCGTAAACTCGGTGACCTGCTGCGGAGGAAGGTTGGCCGTAGAGGTATTAACAGTGGCGGATGCCGACCACGGCGATATGCGGCCATCACCAACGGAATACGCCGCCTCGACCTCGACTGACGTGTTGGCTGGCACGAACTCAGTCGCCAGCTCCACAGTCGCGCCTGGATCGATGTCCGTATATTCGCGCTCTCCCCAGATCGTAGCTCCAACCTCGCGCGTCCGGAGATACCATGTCAGGTCCTCGCGATCCGGGCCATCAACGATCAGCCGCAGAAACACGCCCGCGGATCCAGCCCCGCTGTCGCTGCTGTAGTCTGCAACGGCAGTGTCGATCGTAGGGGCGTCGATAGTTTCGCCGGCTACTACGTTCCCCACCGGCGCAGGGTCGCCTTCTTCGGTCGCTGGGTTCCAGCTGTCGACGTTCGGATCGGCGAGGATCCAAGCAAAACTCACCTGCCCCGTCGTCGGATCACGCTTCACCGGTGCCTTGACCTGTACGACCTCGTCAAACCCGATCTCGGTCAGGATCAGGCGGATGTACCGCTGGCCAAGGATCTTGCGACCGGTGGACCGGAGCGTGGCAGTACCGCGCTTACCCGCCATCGCTTCCGCATAAGCGCGCTTGCCGAGTCGGCGGGCCTGCGAGTGTGACGGCACCTGATTAGCGAGCCCGCCAGATGCAAGCTCTTTGCCGCGACGCTCAATGTCGTCTTCGTCAACCCAAGAGTCGGTGTCGACTGTCGTGTAATCGTGGTCACGCGAGACATAGGTTAGCGGGATCGTATTGACCGCGTTCTCTTCTTCGATGCCGTCCTGAACCGAATAAGACACGACGTCGCCGTCATCGACGGTGACGCTAGGCGGGCTGTAACGACCGGCATAGACAACGATCGCGCCATCTGCGCGGGGGCTCATCCAGCCATCGCAGCAGGCCAGCAGAGCCGCCACGACAGCCTTATGCTCGTCGGTGTGCTTGTGGACCACGCAGCCGCGGTATCGAGGCTCTGTACCGCCCGCTTTGAGCGGCACAGCCTCGTCGCACACGTCGGCTGCGGCAGTCCAATAGGCCAGCGTAGGCGCGAAGTGCTTCGACCAAACTTTGTTGTCGCGCACCAGCAAGTAGTGAGCGAGATGCAGAATCGCGTTCTCCGACCACGACCACGTCATCGGATCGTCGACCGACTGCGACGGGTCACGCCAGTCGAACACGAGCTGCATCCGCATGACCAGCGATAGCGGCATGTTGTTTGGCCCACCGCCGCTGTAGATCTTTTGGTAGTTCTTGGTCTTGACCGACTTCCAGAGCGCGAAACCGGTGACTACTCCGTCGCCTCGGTGATCCGTTGTCCAGACATCGGGAACCTTGGCGATGACCGCAGAGAACGCCACGTTGTTAGCTGGCCCGAGCGTAGTGCCGATCTGCACATTGTCGTCGTTATCGCCGAACTGCCCGTCCTCTAACCCGTTGACGAAGCCGCCCGAGGTGAGCGTTACTTTCTTATCGCCGAGATAATGGCCGGTAATGCCGTCAATTCGCCCCTCGTGGAAGGCTCCGACGTCTACAGCCGTACCATCAGATGCGGTAACGTAGAGAGCGTATGCCATGTAAAGCCGGTTTTCGCCGTAGCCGGATACGCGCGAGGGTATGGGTGTTTTGAGCGCGGTTTCAGTTTGGTCGGGGCGAGGCGACTTATCAAAAGCCGCACTCTGAACGCCTTTCGTCAGAGTGAAAGCCGCAAGAGTTAGCGACACGTTACCAGTCGTGACGAACACAGCAGCGGCAGCCGCTACAGCCACAACGGTTTGTAGCGTCTTGCTCATGGGCGCCAAGCTTTCAAGATGTCAGCAGGGCCAGCCTCAATGCCGGCTAGTGCGAGCGTCACCCACCGTTGTCCGGTGTAAATGCCGAGCGCTTGGTTCCCGCCGCAGACAGTTGCGCGTTTGATGACGCCGATATCGCCAGCCTCCGGCTCACCGATCGCGGCGGGCATGTCTGCATGATCCATGCCCTCAGACCAGAGCGAAACTAGCCCGCCGCCTTCGTGAATGCGCCGGAGTGCGGACGTCTCGGAATTGTACCCCTTGCCTGACCAGACCAGCACCATCGGGTCGACGTAACCGCAGACGATCGCCCACTTTCCCGCGAACTTGCAGCAGTCCAAGCCAACCTCAGAGCCCCAGCCCCAAGGCTGTTTCATCGCCCATTGCAGATATTCTGGTAGCGTCATCATTCCGAAGGCCCGAAGCGCCGCGACGTGCCGCTGCTGATCCCAGCGATGTGATCGAAGAACTGATCGGTCGGCGACACACGACGCTGCCCGGCCGCAGTCCAGAACGCGACCGGCGCCTTGCTGCGGTCCGTGTCTGACGTTCCGACGCTGATCGCGATCGACCGGCTGGCACGCGATCCGGATGCAGTTGGGAAGTCGCAGCGCAGTTCCGCCAGCCATTCTACTTCCGTGATCTGCCAGTCGTCATCCTGGTATGCGATGCCGATATGGACTGGTGCGCCTTTGAGGCTCTCCGATTCCTCGGTAAAAAGCTTAACGGTCTGCGGCGTCACGCCAGATACGGTAATGCTGATCCGCTGCGCCGTGCCGTTGATGACCTGCTCAAGTTCAGGAATTTCGACCAACGCACCGCCGCCAAGGTACTTCGCGGGGGCACCCTCAATGCTGTCGGCCGGGATGATGATCGGAGCCGCGCCTGAGCATACCCGCGCGACCGGGTCCGTCGCGATCCGTAGCAGCAGCACCCGTTTCACAGGTCGGGATCGCGCATGTCTTCGACCAGCACGAGCGACGACACGCTGGTGGTCTGCGATATTGGATCAAGAGCGTTAGACGGTGCGGAAACCCGACGCATTCGGCACCTTGGGTTGTCGAAGTCTAGACCGTTACCGACCGCGATGCCTCCACGGACCGGGGGATGGAAACGGATCCGCTTTCCGCCATCGATGTCCTCGACGCTGCTGATCTCTGCGCAACGCTCGCCCCATGTGGAATGCACGTAGGTGAATCGTTCCCCACCTATAAGCTCGCGCTCTGAGGTGATGGCGATGTCAATGATCGTAGCATTCAGTCCGCCGGATTGTCCGTTTACGACTGCAATGACCGAAGCTTCCGCGCCCGCGCTGGAATACTGGCTAGCGTCAGAGAATGGAGAACCGTCACTATGCGGGATGGTGACGCGACCATAAACCGGCTGATGATGCCGATCGCAGAAGCGGAAGACGGCGACTGCGCCGCCTGACAGACCCGCATTGATAGCGCGCCAGGATAGCGCAACCTCGCGTCGATCGTCTGGACGCCCGCCGAAAGAGCCGTTGGATAGCGACCACTGCCAGTAACCGCCCCCGCTCGTTTCAACGACATCTTGGATACCAGACAGTGATGTGCCGCCATCAACCTCGCTGCCGATGACGACAGGGTCGCTGCTCTTAAAATTATAAGGACAGAGGTGGATGGTGCGGACGGCCATGGCCGCTCGACGCTATGTCCGCCCCCTTTGCTCCCTTACCGCCTTCACGTCCCCAGCGTTGAAACCCGTTGTGCCCGCGCGGGTCCAGCTTCAATAGCACCTTGCCCCGCCGCCTTCGCATACTGCCGCGCTTGAGAATTAGCCTCGCTCAAGATGGCACCAGCGAACTCCGAGGGGATGACGCTGTTGCGCGCATCGATTGTGATATGCTGCGACAGCGTGGTCCGCCCGCCGCCTGCCACAATGCCGGGAAGCTGCCCGTTCGGGTAAACGCGACCCGATGACGGCATGTTCAGAATCTCGGGGCCGTTTTCACCGACCAGATAGTTGCCACCACCGACGACATTACCGCCTGACGCACGGCCACCGAACAGCTTGCCGATCCCTGAAACCAAGCTGCCCAGACCACCGCCGGAGCCGCCCTCGCTACCACCCTTACCGAACAGAGCATCGGCAATAGGCCCAATAATCGCCCGCTGCACGCCGATGCGGATCAGATCCTTGATGATACCGTTCGCGACGTCGCCGAATGCACCGCCAAGCTTGAACACCTTGCTGATGCTGTCGGTGATCTTGTCGTCGAGCGACTGGAGCCCTCGTACCTTCACCTCGTCGAGAGCGTCGGTGATCTGGCCAGCGGTTCGCGGGAGGTCATCGCGGTACTGCTGCCCCGCCGATCGGTTGCGATACCGAACGTCGCCAGCCTGCCGATTATAGTCGGCGTCCAGATTGCTTAGCCGGGTCTGCGCGTCGGCCGCGGCAGGATCGCCAGGCCGCGACGAGTTGATGATCCCGTTGAGCCGGTTGCGCTCCTGCTCCTTCGAGTTCTCCAGCAGCTTCAGTTCCAGGTCGCGACGCTCACCGACGCTACGCGCTACGGAAAGCTGGCTGCTGAGCAGCCCGGCCTGTACGTCGAGCAAGGTGGCGCTCGCCTGCGTCAGGGCGCGCTGGTTATCCAGATCGCGGTCTTGCAGTATGGCCTTCTCGTTGGCGTCGCGCGCCAGCTTCTCCGCGGCCTTCAACTCCGATGCCCGCGCGTCCTCCAGCGCTGCGCTCGATCCCGCCAGCTTGTTCCGCTTGGCATTGCTGTCGATGTCCGCAAGGCGTGCCTTGTAGGCCGTGTCCAGTAGCTGCAGTTCGATCTCAGCGCGCTTGTCGGCGCTCGCGGTCATCTGCTCCTGCGCGCGCAAGAAGTCGGCATTGGCCTGAGCCACCTGGTCGTTGAACTGCTTGGTGCGCTGCTCTTCCTCGCGGGCGATCGATTCCGCGGACTTCCCCTTGGGGCCCTTGGGGGGCTTCGGGGTGTCGAGGTTACGGATGGCGTTCTGATTGACACTACCGCCCTGCACCGGCTTGGTTGGGCGCCCGATGCTCGCAAGGAACGCCAGTTCACCGGGCGTGCTGGTCTCCACCTGCCGTGACGTGCTTTGAACGCTACGTCCGCCTGCGCCGATCGCGCGGCGGAATAACCCTTCTGCGCCGGTCTGAAGTCGCGAGATGAAACCGGGGGCTACAGGTGCATTGGCTGCACCGCCCGTAAGATCGTTAAGCTTCTGGGCATTAAACTGCTTGATTGACCCGATCGCGCCGATCACCGAGCCAGCGAGCGAGCCGAACGAGTTGGCTAGCCCTATGATGGCGTCCGCGTTGCCAGACACAATGCGCGCAAAATCGACCTGGAGCTGGTTCTTTACCTCGCCCAGTTTCTGCGCGGTCTGGTCAAGTTCCTGAATCTCCTTTTGCGATAGAGCTTTGCCGGTCTCTTGCAGTGATCGCGCCAGTGCAGAGACCTGAGCGGCGCCGCCAGATAGCAGCGGGTCAAGCTTCCTGCCTTCTTCACCAAACAAACGTGTCTCGATCGCCGCACGCTGCAACGGGTCCTTAAGCTGCGATATACGGTCGATAACGGTAGGTAGCGCATCACCAGCGGACGAGAAGTCCTTGATGTCGATCCCGAGCGCCTTGAACACCTTGGACTGCTCTACGCTGCCCTGCTGAGCGCGTCCGAGGTTGCTCGCGAACTGGCCGAACGCGCTGCTCAGCGTGGTCGTCTCAACGCCGCTATCACGCGCCAGCTTCTGGTAAGCCTGCAGATCCTCGACTGTGATGCCGAGTTGCTTGCTCAAATCGTCGAGCGCTTTACCATAGTCGATCGCGCTTTGGATCACCTCGATCCCGACACCCACGCCCACGGCGGTTGCGATGCCGGCGACTGCTGCGACATTACCGGCACCGCGACCAATGCCCGCCCCGCTCGCAAAGTTCGTCACGCTGGCGTCGGACCGCTTGCGCTCAGCAAGCGCCCGTTCGCGAGCGACAACAGCGCGTCGTTCGTCGAGCTTCAGCGCAATGGCGGCATCATCCAGACCTGCAGTTTCAAGCTGGCGGACGAGGCGTAGTTCCGCAATCTGGTCGCGGATGATATCGCGTTCAGCACCTTTAAGAACACCGAGGCGCGATGACAGAACCGCTTGGTCTGCCAAGAGGTTATTCACCTGCTTCTCGGCTGCGACCTCAGCGACCGCATCTCCGTTCAATGCTGACGCCGGAATACCGCGCTGGCCAGACGTTCCGCGAGGAACGGTCGCGCCGATTGACGAATTTACAGCCGGCGCGATCTGATTAGCGCGTCGTGCAGCAGCCCTGTCTACAACAGCCCTTAGCCGCGCCGAGCGTTCGGCCTCCCTGATCTCAACGTCAGCCTTGGCCTTCGCCGCGGCGGTCGTGCTAGCTAGTTCTTCGCTGTCAATCGCCTTGACTGCAGCCGCGCGTGCCTTGCGTGTGCGCGTGACACGAGCGGTGGTCTTTTCCTCCACACTGGCGACTGTCTCGCCCGCCTTGGTATGCCGGTCCGCATACTGCTGCGCTTCCGCCTGGGTGAAGCCACCCATCGCGCCAATCTTGGGCACGGACTTTGTGAACCGCTCATGCGCCGCGGTTGCCTTGTCGAACCCAGCGACATACTTCTGATACCGCACGTCCAGATCAGCGATGATGCTGTCGACAACCTCGGACATCAGTGAATCACCTTGAATAGGCCGCTACCGGCGAGATGCGAACGGCGGGATTCGACGAATGCGGAGTCGGGCGCTGGAACCGCGTCTTGTTCTTGCTCTTCTGGAGTACGATGCCCCCAAGCCAGCGCGGTGTATTCCCACCACGACATCGACCGCGCGTCTCGAAGCGAAAGCCCCATCTTCGCGCAATTCGTCAGGGCTTCGGCATAATCGAACCGCTGGTCTAAGCTAACGGCCGATCCGCTTTTTTTTTAGGCGGAACGTAGCCCTCGACCAGCGCGCTCAGGATCGCAGCGGCGAGCGCCCACGTTTCCTTCACCGGCATGCGGTGGTCGCTCGGGCTGAACAGGTAAGCCGACACCAGATCGTTCGCGCGAACCGGAACCACGGTGCCATCGACGACGCCATGATCCCCGCCGGTCAGACCCTGCCGGATCACCTCGATAAGCTCGGCAAACCGGTAGTCAGCTTCGAGCGGCAAGACATCATCTGCCGCCAGCCCGTACCGCCCCGCGAGTGTCCGCGCGTAGATCTTGCCCAGCCCGGCGTCGCACTTCTTCTCAAGCTCAGCGATCTGCATGAGCCCAAACGAGAAGCGATACGTACCGTCAGCGAAGGGAAGTTCTACCCACGTCTGCACGGCTTACGAAACCGTGACGGTAGCGGTGCTGGTCTTGGGCGAACCGGATGCGCCGGCCAGCGTCTCGACGATCGTAAGCGTCTTTGCGCCAGTCGTGGTCCAGGTCGCGGTGATGACGTTGCCCGACACAGTGGGCGTTGCGCCAGTCGACGTTGCGGTGACAGTCGAGCCGGGCGTGCGGCCGCTCATCGTGCCGTTCCATGCCGTGTTCGCAGTGGCAGTGGCCGGCGTTACCGAGATCGTGACGAGCGTAGCCATGTCGACCCAGACGATTGCGCCGTCGCTGGCGAACGTGAACTGCGAAGTGACGTTGGCGCCATCGGTCGCGCCCTCCTGCCAGTTGGTGAAGGCGTACGGGCCTTCCCAGTAGCCGATCATCGCCTTGTCGTTCGTGGTCGTGCCCGGCTGCGCTTCGATGAAGCGATACGGCAGCGTCTTGCCGAAGATTGCACGGATCAGGCTGGCGTTGGCGAGGTTGTGAACGCCGGTGCCCGCCATGTCCTTCTGCTGCGACGTCGCGCTGAGGATGCGCCATGCAGCATCACCTGGGCGGTCGCAGTCAGCAACCGTGTCGTCGGTCGTGTTGAGCTGATGCGTCAGGTTGCGCGTGTTCAGACCGCAGAGATAGACCCAGCCCGTGAGGCCGGGCAATGCGAGACTGGTGACGTTGACCGCGACGTCGAAATACTGGCCTTTGACGGTCGTCGGGGTGGTCATATCTTCGGCTCCTGGGTTTGCCAGTGGCGTAAGACTGTGTAGGATGGGTGATTACCGCCGTCAGGGGATAGTGATGCGCTTGCTGGGGATTGCTATTGCTGCTCTGGGTGCCGCGCTGCTGGCCTTTGCTTGGCGGATGCCCACAACGCTGAACGAAGAATCCTCACGCATCCTCGGGTTGCCGGTCACGCCGACCGTCACCGACACGCTCAACATCGGCTTGCTGCATCGCCAGGAGTTGGCATTCGATGGTGGTCTAGCGCTGTTGATCTGCGGTGCCATCATCTTCGCGGCTGGGACCATCGTCCACGTAATTGACCGGCCCTCGCCGGAAGCCTAGCCCGCGACTTGAGCCTCGAAGTTCACAACCGCGTGCCATGCGTCGACCTCGTCACCATCGATCAGGCATGACGTATCCAGCCAAGTCAGCGCCGCATGCATCCCGACGTCGATCGGTAGCACGGCATCATCAAGCACGGCCTTGAATGCCGCAGCGATCTTCCACGACCGATCCTCAGCGGTTTCCAGCACCGTCTGACCCTGTTTCAGCGGTCCGGTGAACCCGTGCAGCGCAAACCGCGTCGAGCTGCTGTTGAGGCCTGACAGGCGGAACGGGGTGGTCTGCGGCGAGCCATAGCGCGAGAACGGGAAGGTGCGCCCGGTCGGCACAACGCCGGGATAGATGCTACTTGCTGGGATTAGATCGAGCATGGCGGCATTGCGCTTCAACGCGGTCAGCACGGCACGGCGAACAGGAAGGGAATAATCCACTATGCACGCCCCTTGCGCAGCCGGTCGACCAGCGAGCGGATGATCTTGCCGCGGGATCTGCGGCTGGCGGGAGCGAGGAACGGACGCTCCGCCATTCGGCTCGTGCCCAGCTCGAGATGCTTGGCGTAATCGGCCGTTGCCTCGGCATACGATGAGACGTGGCCAAGGTCATGCGTTACCTCGCCGGCCCGAATGCTCTGGTCTAGCGTGTGAGTGTCGGCGTTCGGCGCCTCCCCGGGAAGCGAGACAACGTGCGCGGATCCAGACACAGCGCCATCAATGACACTGAACCGTGCCTCTTCAGCCACCAGTTCGGAGCCCGCTCGGACCTCGTCGACTAGCAGCGCCTCAACCCGCATCGGGTGCATCTTCAGCAAGCGCGCCGCATGGTTATCCGTCAGCGAGATCATACCGCCCGCCCCCGACAGATCCAGTGCGTCGCCATGCTATCCTTGTTCGTGGACTGGACGCTGTAGCTGCCGGCATGCGGGCCCGCGGTCACCTCGACAGTCGCATCGGTATCCAGCTCGCCATCGATCGTCGTGACGAGAACGAGCAGGGCGACGTCTTTGTCGACATACCCGACTTCAGTCCGCATCTTCTGCGTTGCTGCGGCTATCTGTGCCATGCAAGGCTTGGCAATCGGTGTGCCCGGCGTCGTGATGCTGCCGCCATCGTCATAGGCAGGCGTGCCAGGCCAGCGCGCGACAGCGGGATGGTACGGGCCTAGTCCAGCCTTGGAGAAGGCCGTGGCGATGCTCGCAAAGGCGGCAGGGACACTCACGACCAGCAGATGCTGCTAGGCTCAACGTAGCCGACGAGGCGGGGCATCCCCAGATATCGACGCTGAAGCTTGGCAAATTCGCTACCGAACCATGTCGAACTGTAGCCGTAAAAAAGCGATCGGTTCGCTGCAGCCTCGGATACCGAAACATCCATATCGGCACTTTTGAACTTGGTGACACCAGCCGGCAGCTGCTCGCTAGCATCCTTGACGATCCCGGTCACGCTGGCGACGATCATGTCATGCGCCGCCTTGAGCATTTGCCCCCGGTCCGCATCCTCGCCGAACGCCGCAACGGACGAAAGCGCATCATCCAAGAATAGCTGAACCGTCTCGTTAGGTACGGGACCAAAGATGGCATATCGGGCCTTAAAGCCGGCTACTGTGGCGACCATGCGCGAGGCTCCTTTGCCGGGAAGGCTAACTTTCGGACTGGCGGCGATTACCGCCTTTAGGTGGCAGGAACGTCAGATCGAGCCACCGCGATCACCGATACCGTCGCGCCAGCTGCGGATCCGCCAAACACGTTGTAATTCGTCAGCATGGTCACCAACCCGTTCACACCGGTCACGACGCCGGACACCAGCGTCAGCACCGTTGAGAGCGGCGAGAGGACCGGCAGGAGCTGGGCGCGGGATCCCTGGACAGTCACGCCAGTATAGAGCCCGTTCGAGTCCTGCACCCATCCCAGTCCCCGCAGAACAAGCGGCTGACTGCCCGCTGCTGCATCGGTTTCGCTGAGATCCAAACCGGGCTTGTTCACGAAGGTGCGTGAGAATGGCACGACCGCCTGCCCGTTGCTCCCGAGCGTGGCATATGTCGTGCTCGTCAGGCGAGGATGCTGGTGATCCTCTCGAGCATACCGGGTTGCCGCACCGCCTACTGAGCCGCCCGTCATTTCCGACTTAGGCGTCGTGGTCGCCGGTAGTGGGATTGCTGAGGCGTCGGCTTTACCAGCTAGGGCGGTGCTGATCGCCGATATTTGCGCCTGGTCTTTCTGCTCGCGCAACACACCGGCGCTGTCACGGTACACAGGCACGCCTGCTACAGTCAGATCGTCTACCAATTACGCCTCCTACGAAAAAAGCCGCCACCCGAGAGCAGCGGCTTCATTCATACTACACACCACCTTACTTGGCGGGCTTCGTTGCCTTTTCGAGGTCCGCCGTCAGCGCCTCGATCTTCTTGCCCTGTTCGTCGACGATGGCTTCCAGTTCCGCATTGCGCGCCGTCAGCGCCTCGATCTCATCCGAGCTGCCGTCATCGGCCGGCTTGTTGCCAAGATCGGGCATGGGCTCGACGATCAGCTTGGGATCGATCGACACAGTCTGGCCAGGCTCGATCCAGATCGTGTCGCTCCCGCCGTCCTTGCCTTCGACCTTGACCGTGACACCGCGGGCGCCGGGCGCGTAATTGGTGAACTTCTTCATGGCGTCAGATCCCATCCCGATAGGTCATCGCCTTCGGCAACCGGATCTCGGTCCCGCCGACGTTCATGATGCCACCGACCGAATACGTCATATCCGACGCCTGACGGGGCTGGAGGAACGTGTGGTCGCCCGGAAGGTGGAACTGAGCCACCAGGCGGTTATTGTCCCACGCGACGAGGCGATCGGTGCCGCTTGCGCCTGCGCCAGCCAGCTCGCGGATGTTGACGAAGTTGATCGTGCGCCCGCCAGCGGCGTTGTCGCCGCGGACGAAATCGATGATACGCCCCGATCCGTCCGTCATACGGGTCTGCTCGATGTAGCGCAGCTTGGCGGTCGGCAGGCCCACGGTCGTCGCGGTGTGCGTCTCGCTGGTCTGCGTCTCGACAGCGTTGACCGCGCTCCAGATGTCAGAACTGATCACGTCGGGGGTCTTGTTGGCCCATGGCGTGGTCGTACCGGTGCCCGTCGCGGCGACGTTGGTGGCGGGCACGTTCGGGTCGTTGATCAGGCCCGTCCAGCCCTTCTCAGACGTCGCAGCGCCGGGCGTGCGGCCCGTCATTGCGACCGACCGCTTGAACACCTTGGCGACCATGGTTGCATCGCCAGCCTTCTCGCTGCCGAGCGCGCGACCGAGCTTGGCGGCGCGCTGCATCTCCTGCACCGTCCACTCATAGCCGATACCTGCGAGGTGGTAGCCGCGCGTGTTCTGCTCGCTGGTCTGACCGGCGTAGGGCATGTCGAAGCCCTTGCCCGAAAGGAATTCGGCGCGACCGACCATGTTCCGCGAATAGAACACGGTGCCGACGTCCCACATGTCGCCGTCCTCGTTGACCGTGATCAGGCCGTCGAGTTCGAAGTTGGGATACTTGGTCTGGTATACCTCGCTCTCGATGCGCCACAGCTGCGGCGTGAGGAAGGCGATACCAACCTGGGCGTCAGCATAGAAGCTGTCGACGTGGTCGGCGAAGGTCTGGGCGAGGCGCGCGTCGTGGGCCTTCCAGCCAGCGATATCGAGCTTGCCGGTTGCGGCGTCGAAGAACTGAGTGGTCATAGCGGCGCCCCCTTAGCGCTTTGCCAGCTTGACGAGCGCAGCGCCCGCCGAGGTGGTGTCGAAATAGAAGCCCGGCAGAATGACGTTGCTGGTCGATACGTTGGTGATCGCACCAGCGCTCGTGACGTACGCCTGGTCGCCCTTGGTGACCGCGACGGCAACGTTGACCCAGATGACGCCGAGCGTCAGGATCGGAACGCTGGCATACTGCGGGAACGCATCGGCCGTCGCGCCAGCCAGAAGGCCAAGAGCCTCGTGCGCGATGACGATTCCGAGAAACCCGCCAGCGGTCGGCGTGACCGTCATACCGTGGTCGCCCGTGCCGCGGAATGCGGCCGCGCCGAATGCGACAGCGGCCACGCCCTCGTTGGTGCGCGTGATGCGGTTGCTCGTCTCAGCGTTCGCCACCATGCCGGCATAACCGGGAGCGACCTGATCGGTGTAAGTGGTCTGTAGAACGGCCATGTTCAGGCTCCCTTATGCAGCGTTGCGCTGGCGGCGGATGGTGTCGCGGATCGAAGCGCCGTCACCCAGCATCGTCGGCTGGCCGATCGGGACAACCCGGTTCGTCGCATCAGCAACCTTCGTATCCTTGGTCAGCGCCTCGAATGCGATCGCGACGTGATCAGCGGTGTACGTGTTGCCCGGCATCGCCTTGTCGACGACCGCCTTCATGATCGCGGCCTCGTCCATGGCGTCGGTGACGGTGATGCCCGCAGCCTTGGCCTTGCCCTCAATCACGGCGAAAGCCTTGCCCGCGTCGCGAAGCTGCTGCAGGGTCGGCTTGGCGGCTGCCAGATCCGCGGTGAGCTTGACGATCTCCGCATCCTTGGCGACCAGCGTGGCGGCTGCGGTCACGGCAGCGGCGTCGAGCGTCGTCACCTTGGCCGTCGCAGCATCGCGGGCAGCAATGAGGGTCTGGATCGTCGCAACGGCAGTATCGGCGTTGGACACGTCGACGGTGAGCCCGTCGATGAGCATGGTCTTCACGGGCTTCTCCTGGGTCGTGAGGCTGTCGAAAATGGAATGAGGTGCGCGGTCGCAAACTGCTGCGTCCGTGATCGAGCAATCAGGGCCAGCGCGGCCGCGATCCACCAGCGCGATATGATTGCCGACGATAGCCGTCTGGCGCGCCGAGCACTTGGTGCCGTCCGGCGCGGTGAAGTCGCCGAACTCAAGCGAGCTGCTGTAGCCGTTCGATAGCTCGCGCTTGCCGGAATCAACCGCAGTAATCGCCGCGGCATCGGTCAGCAGAAGGTCGAACGCGACATACTCGCCGTCGCGAACCGCGCCCATGATCGTGCCGCGTGCAACATCCTTCCAATTGGAAGACGTGACAGGCTGCAACGGATGATTGTCAGTGATGGGCTTACCGATGAAGCTGCGAACGGCCTTGGCGTCGAACACCTGATCGGCATCGCGCAGGACATTGACGATCGCGGTGTCGCGCAGGCCATGCTTGTTCTCGGGATCGACCTCCGTACCGGCGTACTGATACGTGCCGGTGCGCGCCGCCTTCGCTCGCACGGCCATGTACCCGTCAGCAGTGCGCCGGGGCGCATCAAGCGTTAGATGGTCTGCGAATATCATGCCACGCGGATTACGGCGCGGCTGTAAGGGGGTTTACCGCCGTTAGCGGCTCTTATTGTCTTTCTGTAGCGCCGCCATTGAACGCGCGAACGCGGGGTTACGAGCCTTCTCTTTCTCGATCGCCCTCGTCATGCCTTGTAGGGATGCTACGCCAGCAGCAGCGAACGCCGCGCCTAGCGTTTCCAGGGCGGGCTGCATGTCGCGTGCGACTTGCTCGAAGTTGTAGTTGGCGCGCTCCATCGGGGTCATCATGCGCCCTCCGCTAGAGCAGCGTTGATCATGGCGGCAAAGCAATCCTTCGCATCATAGTCGGGATCGCATAACACCCGATCGCCGCTCATGTTCATTGCCACGCTCGGCTCGCGGATCGCTTGAAGGACAGCGCGGACAATCTCGTCGGTAGCGATCTCGCCTTCGTATTCCCAAGCCTTGGTCACTTCGTGCGGTTCGGTGATCCAGTTGCCGTACTCAACCGCCCTGCGCTCAAAGACCTCACGGATTGACTGCTCGGCGCGTTCGATCGGGGTCATTGGACATAGTCCTTATCGACGCCACCACCGCCGTTATAGGCGGGGCACTCCATGTTGCCGGGTTGGTGGCATGCTGCCCAGACTTGTTCTCGGCCGACCTTCTCGCCTTGACTTCTGCCAACGCTGAAAGAGACCCACAGCACCAGCGCGGCTGCGGCGAACATGATGACGTCTCGGTAAGATACGACCTTCATGCCTCATACTCGAATGCGAGAAGGCCCTTGGCGCTCATCGTCGCGAGAACCGCCCGAGCCTGCCAGTGCGCGTGATGCTCTTGCCAGTCCCCTAACGCTTTACGCGGAAGGACGGAGGCGGGATTGTCGATCGCATCCATGACTGCCTGCCGATCTGAGAACAGAAAGGTTTCCCGCCGCGGCAGTTCTGCTATTGGTTCGTCAGCCATATCGATCCCCTTGATCGGTTGTGGTCAGACCTACCCCGCATGTTGACGCATCGGGGTGGGTCGCTGCGGCATCCTGCAATCTATTATGCAGCAACCGCGATCTGGCGGGTATCGCGAGGGGTGACAAACGCCGCAGCCCGCGAATACTACACCACCACTAACTCTACGCCAAGGCTATTCGCTCAAAGCGCAGTCTCTTCCCAGCATTTGCAGAACGGCTCTTCGCCAGGGAGCGTTGGAGGCGGGCGCGTGTCGCTATAGATATTCCCATCGCGCCGGATATGCTCAGGCCTCGGGTTCGGTTGCGGGTCATAGTGACGCCACCGCCATTTCGCCACACCTGCCGACTGCCGACGCGCGCGAGTGAGGCTTGCGCTGGTCTTCTCGGCTTGATCGGATCCGATGTTGCGGGACCGCGTCTTGGCCTTCGCGACAGCATCTGCGATCAGTTCCTCGACCGATGGCGCGACCTCTCCCGGTGCGGCCGGCGCATCAGGCGCTTCGGGATCCGTCTGCGGTGCCCTCGCCTGCTCAGCCTCCCGCGCCTTCTTCGCCGCGATCGTGGCAGGAGCGTTGACTGCAGCCGCGGCGAGCAACGCTGTAACGATGCGCTGCTTGGTCTGCGCGTTGACATCGCCTGCTAGCTGCTCGTTCCAGGCGGTCGCATTATCGATCTCGGGGGCAACGTCGGCCGCGGTCGTGAACATCGACACGTCCAGTCCGGTCGACGCCTTCACCCGGCTTTCCCACTGGCGACGGTGCCAGGCCTCAATCCGCCCTATCGCCCCGCGCATCTGACGAGCGGAGAAGTCGGTGCGCTGGTCGACGCGTCCAGAAGCTTCTGCAATTGCACGATGCAGGCCGGTCATGTCGCGTGAAGCCATCGCACGCTCATAGGCACGTAACAGCTCGTCGGTTTCCGCTTCCCATGCTCGCACTATTGCTAGGTACGGTGCGGCGAGATCGCCCGCCATGACACCAGACGGCGAGATACGCCGGAACGCGCGAGGCCTGATCCTACCGGCGGCAATCAGTGCGGGAAGATCGTACCGCTTGCGACCCAGCAACAGCAGCGCGATCGCTGCAGCTTCCGCCTCCTGCCGCCTGCGTTCCGCTTCCTGCTGCTGGATCTGGTCGGGGTTCGAGGCCATGCGTGCGCCTTTCGCGTTGGCGGTTCGGGCGGTGCGTGCGGGTCAATCGAGCGCTTGATTGAGCCGGTAGACGAGGCGGGCGGTCGAACCGATCAGGGTGCCAATCGACGGGGGCGAACTCCACGCCTGTTGGGTCGAGCCATCCCGATACACGACGGCAAGGCCAACAGAAGAAATCTCGCCGGCACGCGCCTGCTCAAGCGCTCGCTCAAGGACCGCTACTACCTCTTCGCCAGCCGGCTCGGCCGTGATAGCGTGCAGTTCGGCCATCACAAATCTCCCAGCGTCATCGGGCGCCCATCGTTCGCAGCAACCCGGCGCGGGGAAGCGGGCTGCGCTCCCCCGGCACCTTCGAGAACAGGATCACCTCCAATCTGGGTAAGAGCTGACGGATCTGTGTTGTCGTTGGCGCCCGGGTCGATCCCGAAGCGCTCAGCCTCAGGGACCTTCTCAAGCGCAGCGCTGAGGCCCGGTAGGTACTCGCGTTCCTCAAGCCAGTTCTGGAACGCCTCGGCGAAAGCGCGATCAGGAATCGTGGCGCTGCCCTGCACCTTCTCGATCGCCTCCATGAACACCTTGAACGTTTCAGCCTCTTCCTTCTCGGTCGGCGACCAGAGCGGGGCCCACTTCCACGTCACCTTCGAAACCATAGTCTGCGCGACGCCCGCCGAGCGGATCAGCGCGGGATCGAATGATTCCAGGCACGGGCGGGTCTCGAGCTGCTGTCCTGCGCTGACTGCCTTAGCCCAGTTCTGGTCGTCATAGGCGCCGGTCGCGTTCATGCCGGCGGGCGAGCGGCCCATGAGGCGCGTGAAAGGGATATCAGCAACCGCGGCAATGCGCTGGTCAAAGGCATCCATCATCGCGGGAATACCAGCCCACGAGACTTGGTAATCGTCAATCTTCTCGCCACCAGCTTCGTTGCCGGCGCCATCCTTCGTGGGCAGGTTGTAGATCGTGGCGTTGATGCTGTTCTCGCCACTCGCGATCAGGGCAACGCGCTTGCTCAGGTCGTCTGGGTTGTAGTCCGTCAGGTTCGAGATGCCGAAGCGCAGCAGCTTGGCCTTCTTCACCAGCTCGGAGAACCATGCCTGCGTCGAGTCCGAACGCTCGACCTCGCGGATGACCTGAACGAGGCGGCTGTCACCCCAGAACGCGTCCTCGTCGTTCAGCGCCGACCCGGCCGGCAATGCCTCACCACGGAAGCAGATGACGCGCGACGGGTGGATCTTCTTCCCCTCGCCAAGGTCCGTGTCCATTTCCCACATGCGGGGCTGGCCGTTGTCTGGGCTGGCGAGATCACGCACCCAGTCCTTGCCGCGGATTTGCCAGCGCGACACGACGTTGATCGCGATGATGCCACCCGTTGCAATGTTGCGGGGGTCTAGTGGCAGCGCCGGGTCTGTGCCCGATATGATGACAAGGGCGCCACCACCGATCCCGCGCAGCGTTTCCGCCTGCTTGACCTTGGCGACTAAGCCCAGTCGCTTTTCCTCGGCTTCGATAAGTGCGATCGATGGCTTGTCCGCCTGCCAGTCGCGCCACTCGCGGACACGGTCTTCAGCGGGGATGCGGATCACCTTCCTGAGAAGGCCGCTCGAACGATACGCCGCAAGCGCAAGCTGATGGGTGAAGATGGGGGCGGCTGCCGATTGCTGGCCGAACCCGCCGAAGGGATTGACCGCCGCAATGGCGCTGCGAAGACTATCGGAGAACCACGCCATGCTTGCCGGGGTACGGCTCGGGGCGGGGTTCGCTTACCGCCGTCAGCCTAACGACGTGGACGAGACCAACGGTTAGCCCACAGGTTCCACAGCAGCCAAGGCAAGGCTACCGCACTAAAAATTCCCGCGATGAGGTGGATATAATCTTCGGCGGAGAGCGCGGACCAATTCACTGATGGTAGTCCTCTTGTTCCGTTTCAACGACGCGACATTGGACCAGCCGGCCACCACTGGCGCGCATGTGGAGGTGGGTGGCCCGCTTGATCCGTGGCGCGCCTTGCAGTGGCAGCCCGGAAAATAGCGGCAAAGCGAATAGAAACAGAATAACCGACACGTAGAGCCCGTCCCAATAAGTCATGCCGCGTCCTTCATATACCCAAGGGTAAATTCACGGCCATCATCTGCGGTGCCGATGAATATGACGCGGGTGATTTGGTCAATCTCGCGCCAGTTTCGGTCGGTCGCGCCGTTCTCGTCGGCGAATTTGCTCATGCCATCAAGCGCGCACTGGCGGCGCTCGGCTTCGGAGTTTAATGGAACTTCAGCCATGATCGTTCTCCTGAACGGTTGTGGTCAGGCCTGCCCGGTATGTCGCAAGCATCTGGGTAGGCCGTTTAGGCTAGGGGCGAGATACGTGACGACGCGATGCGCCACTATGTCTCGCCCCTGTTGCTGAGCCTACGCTTGGCAGGTCAGCGGTACGACACCCGGTGGTCAGACCCGGGTGGCCTAGCAAGCTAGGTCTTGAGTGCTGCGTATCGGGGCGGTGTCCCGGGTCTGGGCTCCCTCGCTCGACTTCCGTACAGTTCAACCCTTCTTGGTCGTCGCCGCAGCATCTAAAATACTACACTATTCCCGAGTCTCGACCAACCATATTCGACGTGGCCAAGCTTCAATGTTTATTCCGATAATCGTTCTTCTCGGAAGAAACATTGCCCCTCATCCGAGCAGCTTTCGCATGTCGAATTTGCCCGGGGCCTCAGCTGGCGCATAGGCCATCACAACCGCATCAGCCAGATTGTGTGACGGGATGCCGCGGGCCTTGAGTGACTTCTTGCTCTCGACCTTCATGCGCCCGTTGACGCTTTCGCGGCGAGGCTGTGCCAGCTCGGCCTGGAGCTTGTCGCGCATAGGCAGGCCACTCGGGATAGAGATGAGTTGGTCGACGTCGAAAGGCAGCCCGTTACGCGCCTGCCACGTGTTGCGGAAGCGATCGGCAAGCAGCCCCCAGCCCTGAGCCTTACGGTTCGCGAACATATCCGCATGAGTCTTGCCGGGCTGGTACTCACGCTTGGGCTGGTCAGGGCTTTCCGATGCTGTCCAGCCAACAAACTCGGCCTCGTGCATCTTCGGGTTCTTCGCCCTCGCCTCGGTCTGAAGCCGCTTGAGTTCACCAGGCACCGATGCGCCAACGCCAATGTCGTCGACACCAAGGGTGTCTATGCGCTCTCGTGCCACAACCTCATACGCGTGCCCTGCAGCTGCATTCGGGTTCTCGTCCTGCCATTCCTCCAGACCGGCCAGGATTGATCCGTAGCGCCACGCTAGGGCGTTAGGATCGTTCGACTTGGGCGCAGCGACATCGCCCTCTACGCCGCCAGAGACGTCCATGCCGCCGATACGCCCCCCGCCAGCCGGGAACGTCGGGATATGCAGGTGAGCGTCGACCGACGCCTGTATCCACATAGGCTTGATGATCGACAGCGCGTTATCCGCGACCGGCTCACCTAGATATACGAACTGGTAGAGCTCGGGATCCGACACGCGCATAAGCTCGGCATCGTCGCGCAGTTCGCGAGGAAAGCGTGGGTTGTCCGTGAAATTGATCTTGCGAACGATGCTGTACGCCCGGCCATCCTTCTCAGCCGGGTAGCGCGGGTTGGCTACGAAGCGCTGGTACGTTTCCTCCAGCGGGTTCTCCGGGTTGAATGATACCCAGATCTCCGATCCCTCCTTACGCATCGTCGGGATCAGTGCATTCCAGCTCTCCGCTGATACGGGGTTGGCTTCCTCGAGCCATGCCGCGTCGAAGTTGGCAAAGCCCTTCAGCTTCTGCGTGTTGAGCCTGCTAGCGTTCGCCCGGATGCCAGAGAACCGAAAGCAGCCACCTGATGCTGGGCAGTTGATCTCGGTCTTGAGTATTTCGAACTGGTCGGAGAGCCCGCGGCGGTCGATCTCGGCGACAATCTCCTGATACACGCTATCCGCGATGCTTTCCATGATCTCGCGAAAGCAAACTACGCGCCAGCCATAGTGAAGAACGTTGGTCGTTAGAATAGTCGCGAAGGTACGGGTCTTCGCGCTGCCGCGACCACCGTACGCAACCTTAAATCGCGCTGCCTGAAGATAGTTCCGGTACGCCGGAAATATGTCTATGACCTCAGACATTACTTGTCGACGATGTTATAGACCGGCGCCTTTGGTGTCATGCTGCCATCGGTGCTGCGATGATCGACCTGAGATGCATCCGACCAATCATCCGCGCCCATGTTCTTCAGGCCGAACATAACCAGCGTTCCAGCGCCAGGCCCGCCGCCCTTTTCAGCGATCGAACGTCCGCGGGCTTCCCACCACGCGGCACATTTTGCCTTGCCTCTCTTTACGGCTACGGAAAATTCTGGGTGCACATTGCCCCATTCGCTGATCGTATCGCGCGCGACATCGATCTCAGCCGCGAACGAAGTCAGGCTGGCTCCCGTTGCCATGTGCGCGACAACCGCCTCACAATAGCTGGGATCGTAAAGGGTCGGCCGTCCTGCTGGCATGTCCTCACCCCTGCCCCTTGCTGGTACCAGCCGTTACCGCCTTCGCAGCAGCCCGATACTCATCCCGCATCTGACGAAGCCGCGCAGGTCCGCTCGCCGTGAAATACCGCTGTGCCGCGCGCTTGCCGAACATCTGTTGGCACACGCTGTGACCGTGCTTCACGAACGTATCGGCGTACTCGACCGGGACAGGCCGGGGCTGCTTGGTGCTGTAGGCTTTCATCACTGGACTTCCCCTTCGTTGATGGCGCGACAGTCGCTGGTCATCAGTTCGTATGCGTAGGCGCGGGCTGCTGGACTAGCTCGGTTCCAGGCGCGGATGATCTCGACCGCCTCCCGGTTCTCGGGGTCGTCCTCAGGCAAGAGCGAGCCCTGTTCGTATCGGTAGGTGACGACCTGAGCGTGTGCGGTCTTCTCGGTCCACCGTTCCTGGTCAGCACGGGCGATCATGGCCAAGCGGTCCTCAGGGGTGGGCACAGAGGCAATCTCGCGGTGCACCTCGAACGACAGGCTACCGGCGCGCATGTGAGGCGGGAAGGCTTCGGCGACCTTGGCCATTGCGGACAGACGCTTTGGGTCGGCCGCGGTCTGCTCGAGCATCAGGGCGAATTGCGGCTCGGTGCGGAAGTTGGCTTGGCCATGGCGCCACCAGTCAGCCAGGCACCAGTCCGCACGACGTCGCTGGTCGAACAGGTCCTTGCCCACGTTCATCCAGTCGCCGAATGGCAGGTCCGCCGGCAGGGCGAGCGCGATCGCCTCGGGTTCGATCGTTGCGAGCGCGTTCATGCCTCATCTCCCTGCTTGGTTGCTGCCTGCTCAACCTTACCTCGGTCGATCTCAGCCAAGATTGTGCGCGCGTCTTCGCGGCATTCCTCGAACCTGCCGATACGATCGCTGGTGCCGGGTGCGGCGATCTTGCGCATCAGGCTAACCATTCGCTGCTCAACCGTAGCGACGTTGCGGATGCGCCACCCATGGCCAACGTATCCCGATGGCTTCAACGCGTTCTCATGCCGGCCATCAAACCGCACGTCAGCAGTGGAGCCAGAGGCGTGGCACAGAAAATCCGCTGGCACTACGCGGCCATCATCGTGGAACGCTTCCAGGGGGGCAGCCCAATCAACCGTTGTCATGCTATCTCCAAAAGAAGATTGTTGCTGCGATGTGCCACGGTCGCCGTTTGAGTTGCCCCGCATCGGGGCGTGGGTGGTGGCGAGGGCTTGACGGTTCCGGTCCTGCACCTGAGCAATGTACGAGAGCGTCCCGTGCTCACCGATGCGCTTCCGGCTAGCCTGCACGTCCTCTGGTCGGCACTCATCATCAGCGTAAGTGTGGAGCCAATCGTTTATAGCTACGACGGAGGCCTCAAGCGCCTCCGTCAGCTTTTTGATGCGGTATTCCTCACTCATCGTCCCACTCCTTCATGAATAACCGGGCACATCATCGCCCCACAGTGCAGCTCAGGCTTGGGGGTGGTCATGCGGATGTGGCCGGGGTGGCGAGGGCTCGGGCAATGTTTCTCGCCTCATCGTAGTGGATGAGCGACGTGCCCTTGTTCGGAATGCCGCGAAACCCGCAGCTATCCTCAGCGGTCACCATGTCGCGGATCAACGTTGTCATCCGCTCCACCAATTCTGGCTTGATCTTACTCATGCGAACAACCTCCACATGCCGTAGGCCGACGCTATGAACAGCACGACGATCAGGATCTTCTCTATCCAGGTCACTTTCACAGGTGCCCATCCGTCTCGCTCACTCACTATCCTTCTCCAATTTGCGATGTGTTGCGGACGGGGGCGGTGGCGGAGAGAGCGTCTCGGAGTCGGCCAGCTGCATAATCCTGCCGATATACGGGGGTGCCAGCTTCGATCAGAGACATCACATGAAACGCAGCGCGCCTTAACTCATCCCAGTCCTGCCGAGCTTCGGATTGCGTCTCACTCATCTCGTCTCTCCTCTATGAATAACAGGCGCCATAGCCTCCCCGCAGTGCTCCCCCGGTTTCGGCCCGCGGAACCCGCACGGACGACACGCCCACACCGGTTTGCGGATCCAGTTTTGGGATAGGCTGGGGCGGGGTGCGGTCATGGGCTTCACTTCAGCAGCCGCCCAAGCTTGGCGAGCGAAACAGCGCTGGCGTTGAGCGCGACGTATCGAGCGCACCGCACGACATCCGGATCGGCGTCGCATTCCATGGCCGCGACTAGTGCTTCACCAGCCACCTTCGCGCGCCGCGTCAGATCGTTGAGCGCCGCGGTCATGCCATCCCCTCCAGCGCAGAAGCATCGACACCCATGCGGATGTAGTCGGCGCGGGTTGGCTTGCGCGTCGGACGGTTCGGGTCGAGGTTCAGCGCCTCACTGCGGTCCTGATATCCCGGCTCATGCTTGCCCATCGTCGGCCAGCATCGCTTGAGAATGTCCGCGGTCGACTCTGCCAGGCTGCTGTCGATCTGCGCGCGCGGACGGGGCGCATCCTCCTTCGCCGCAGCCGCGCCGCTGTTCACTCGCTCGATCGACCGGAGACGCGCCGCGTGCGTCTCACGCTGCTGCACCCGAGGATCGGCAACCGCACGGATCTGGCCAACGGTCGGCATGAACCCGCGCTCGCTGGCCTTCACGCACTCGTCGATTGCATCCGCCAGAATGTCCTGCGGAATGTCGGCGAGCAGTCGGCCCGTCTCGTGCAGCCATGCCGTCGCGTCGAGGCTGCCGTTCACCACCGACGACTTCCACAGCAGCCGCAGCCGCTTCTGGAGCCAATCATCGGAGACTGGCGTCAGTGCGATCTCATGCGCGGCGACCAGCCGTGGCAGCGACGCCGGGTGGAACTGCTTAGCGGCGTAGGCAGCGTCCCAGGCCAACGACGAGAACTGGCTATCCGCCAAAGCCCAGGTTTCGGGCTGCGTCATCAATTTCGCTGGATCGGTTGGGGCGACGGTCGTTTGCAGTGCGGTTGCCATTACGGGTCTCCACGGCAGCCATGATCCATTCAAGAGGATCGCTGTGCTGCTCAGTTTCAGATTGACGGATGAGGGTTAGGAGGTCGGCGTCGCCGCAGGTCTTTCGCCAGCGGCCGATGACAGAGCGGGCTTCCCGGTCGGTGCGGCCCGTCGCCATGATCAGTGGGATGGCGCTGTCGAAGACTGCTTTGCAGAATGCGCCTGCGCTGATCGGCACGACCGTGCCCATTGCGTTAGCAATGGTAATATCTTCTCTTATCTCTTCTTTATCTGTCGTGACATTGCGTGACAGGGCGTGACCGTCCGTGACAGGGGGCTCGTTATTATCGAGACCCTTGCCGCCAGATGGCGGATTTCCGCCGTTTTTTGGCTTATTCGCGCGGCTACGCTGCTGCCGCTCGTTAGCAGTTGCGTCTTCACGCTTAGGCTGGCGCTTGTTCCATTGGTGCAGATAGCCGTCGACGATCATGCCCTTGTCACGAAGCGCCGTGACAATGCGTGACACGTGTTCCTCTTCCAGGCCGGCGAACAGTGCGAAGGTTTCTTGGTCGAAGTCGTCGACGAAGCCACGATCGGAGTGTTGGGAAGCATGGTCGAGAAGCGCCCACCACGTGCCGGACACGTGAATCGGCTTAACGTTGGCGCGCTTGGCTATCAGCAGCCATTTGTTGTCCGTGGGCGCGCCGTGCCACGACCGGAACCAGTCGTTACTCATGGATCGTCACCAGCATTTTGCCGCCCTTTACCGGGTCGCCGAAGGTCAGCTTTGGCGCGGCAAATACGGCGTCATTGACACCGATCGCGGCTGCTAAGCCGTCCTGATAAGCCTTCAGAGCGGCGCGGGCGTTGTCGTCATCGATCGGGTTGCGGGTTTTCGGATGAACAATGACGGACCACTCAATGCGAGCGGCAACCGTCAGCGCAGCGCTTCCCCCGTGCGCCAGCATGGCGTGGTAGGCCCAGCGCTTGTGCTTCTGGAACTCGCGGTGCTTGGTCAAATGATGACCACGCCCGTTCGGCCACAGAATCTTGGCGGGAAAGGGAAGCTCGATCACGATCAGAAGCCGAACGTCGACTGCATGCCGAGCGCTTCCATGTAGATCTGCAGGATAGCGTTCTCTTCCTGGACCTCTTCGGCGCGCTTCTTGCGGATCGACAGGATCTTGCGGATGGCCTTGGGATCGTATCCCCGGCCCTTCGCCTCTGCCATCACGTCTTTGATGTCGTCGCTGATGCCCTTCTTCTCTTCCTCAAGACGCTCGGCGCGCTCGATCAGAAGGCGAAGCTCGTCGGCCGCGACATTCCCGCCGCCCATGCCGTGCTGTCGTGTGGTTTGTTCGGTCATGCTGATGTCCTCAGTAGGATTGCGCGACATCGCGCGCGTGGCGGATGCGCTGGGCGTCTTGGTGGTTCAGGACAGTGCGGCGAGCGTTCTCGGCAGTGCCCGCGATAGTTGGCAGCATGACTTCACGTGCTGCCTGCGATGACCCGAGTTTCTTACTCAGCGCTCGATACGTTGGGACGAGTTCGGGTGGGCACCAATGGATCATTGTTGCCGTGCGCTTGCGGGCGCTCGCGGCCTTGGCCTCTGGTGCATTCGCCTTGGCCTGCACCTCCGCGCTCTGAAGCGTCGGGACCATGCGCTTGCCTTGCTCGCTACGACGCGCTCGCTCGGCGGGGGAAAGGTTCAGCATTCCCTTGCGAACGGCAGCAGCTAGCGCCGCACGATTAGCCGGGACAGCGAGATAGGCCCTCCGTCCGGCAGCTGCTTTCGCCTTATGCTCGGGCGAGGCGTTGCGGCGGGCGAGCAGATGCGGGGCGCAGTAGCCAGACTTGTTGCTGGCGGTCAGCGCCTTGCCGCAGTCGGGGCAAGAGCGGGTCAACGGAGCTTCCTCGGCTTGTAGCACCGGTAGATCGGCAGAGCCCCAAGGATGGGCTGGCTGATGCGGTGAAAGGTGAAGTGCGTGTTGCCATTGAAGACACGGGCACAGGCGGGCTGAACTGCGGCGGGCGCGATGATCATGCGCGCCACCCCAGCTTCGCGACATCACCGCGGGCGACACAGCCACGAAGGGTGTCGAGCATGGCGGTGCGGCGGGCCTTCTGAGCGCGGGCTTCGTTGCTGAGGATGCGGGCGGCTTCCGATGGGGTCGGAGCGGCGCTGGCGGTGGTGAAGGGCCAGATCTTCATGCTGCCATGCTCCCGCGAAGCTGGACGACCTTGCCGTCGAGGTCCGTGCGCTCGCACTCCGCGATCTCGCGCCCACCCGGGGAAGTCGCCTGATGGGCCCGAGCCTTCGCGGCTAGGTAATCGCGGCACATCGTCTCGAACTCGTCGTGATTGATCTCTTCCGGCGCGCGGACGATCTGGAAACCGTCCGGCAGGATCAGCGAGAGCAGATCGAGCGGGAGCGCCTTCGTATCGCAGAGCGTGAACAACACCGACGCTGGCATCGTCGCGGGCTGCTTGTCCTTCTCCCCGGGGAAGTAGGAAACGATCGTCGAATAGGAGATGCCGCTGTCCATCGACACGGCCTTGAGGCTGATACGGCGGGCATCCATTTGGCGGCGAACCGTCAGCTGGCGCTCTCGCACGATCATGTTTGCGTCACACATGATTACGCTCCCGAGTTGTAAGATTAGAACCGGCATGGAAATCACCGATCACCCCAGACTGGCGGACTGCCCGCAAAGCTTCCGGGTCGCCGTGGCACGCCTCATGCTCGTCTGGTTCTGGGCTAGCTGGGAGGGCGCGGCCGATGAGAAGCGCGACGATGCAGCCAAGGAGGAACCACGCGACCAGTGCCGCGGCTATGGTGAGGGCGGTGCTCATGCGACCGCACCGCAGCGAGCTTCACGGCAGTCATATTCGCGACCAAGCATCTCGGAAACGCGAGTGATGACCTCACCGGAGGGTAGGGTATGAGCGCCAATCGAGCGCTCGTGACCGCAGGACAGGGTAAGGAAGGTGGAGCGCTCGCCGCGTTCTGCCTCCACGATTCTGCGGCGGGCCATTATGCTGCCACCGCTTGGTCAGAGGACTTGCGGGCGGGCTTGCGAACTGGCTTGGCGCCAAGGTACGCAAACGTTTCAGGGGACAGCGCGATGTTATTCTTGCGAACCGCCTCCAAAACAGCGGCACGCCGCCACTCCGGAATGTTGACCGGAGCCTTGCCCCAATCGAATACGGTCTGGACCTTGACGCCGATCGCTCGCGAGAGCTTGGTCGGGCTGTTATCGAAGGCGGCGAAGATTTCAGCTACTGGGCTCATTCACCCTAATTATCCGGTATTCGGATAATATGCAATACATCAAATATCCGGATTTAGCCGGCGCGCGCATCCAAGGCGCGAGTCTATATACGCTCATGACATACGACGAGATGATCCAGCGCATTGCCGACACGGCGAAAGCGCAAAAAGTCACGCAAACGGCGATGGCCCAGGTCGCGGGGCTGCCTTCGCAGTCTGCGATGTCCAACGTCTTTAAGGGCATCCGGAAGCTGTCGATCGACGAAGCCAATGCTCTCAAAGACTTCCTTGGCATAGTCGACGAACCTCAGGTACAGTGGATTCCAGTCATCGGCCTAGCAGCGGCAGGGACATGGCAGGAGGCTATCCACACACCTATGCGTACTTTCCCAGTGCCCAAAGGAACGGGCGGAAATCGGTCATTCGGCGTAGTCATCAAAGGGGACAGTATGAACTTGCTGCTGCCCGAGGGGGGATGGGCAGTTATAGATCCAGATCAAAGAAACCTCTTTGCTGGGCGAGTTTATCTTATTCAGAACGAAGATCACGAAGCGACCGTGAAGCGCTATTGTGGAGACCCGGCGCGCTTCGAGCCTGTCTCGAATAATCCTGCGCACGAGGCGTTCACCCTAGAGGGTTTGCCTTACACGGTGATCGGGCGCGTCGTTAGCTACGGCAACACGTCGGGCTTGTAAGAAAATCGCAAATCAGGGGTTCGGATAACACAGCCGCGCGCCCTAAAAATAAATATCCGAATACCGGATGATTGGTACTTGACCTAGATATCCGAAAAGCGGATAAGCATCTCCAGAAGGCGGCATCAAGCCAGCCTCGGAGGTCACGATGGCTACCGAAACACTCCCGGCGTTTACAACTGAAGGCGCATGGTTCGTTAATCCTGAAAATGCGCGGGTCGAAGTCAAAGGGCGGGATGCGCCTATTTGTCTCATGCTTTGGCCGACGGAGCTGCGATCCGCAGAGTCCACGTTTGCTAATGCTAGCCTGATCGCTCTCGCGCCTGAGATGCTTGAAGCTCTGGTTTGGATACTGGAGAACGACGACACCGGGCCGACGCAGTTCGTTACGCACGCCGATGGTCCGTCGCAGGCGATCGGAAACGCTGTCGGGAAATTCGGCGAACGAGCCCGCGCCGTCCTCGCAAAGCTGGGGGCCGCGGCATGAGCGCCCACCACAAATTCCCCACCGCCAACGCGCAGGACGTGACGGCGAAGTATGGTTCACCATTCACGGAAGCCGAGCACGCGCGCTACCTCATCAAGGACGACTGTCCGCCGACGGTACACGCCCGCCTGAACTCCGTCTCTAATCGCTGGGAAAGCCCAGTCGACGCGCGGGACGTGGCAGCGCCGACCCTGTTTCGTGAGATTGATGCTCTTGGCGGAGTCCCCAGTAACGACCGCGATCGTGGTTATTGCGAAGCCCTGAGCGACGTTCTCGCGATCCTTGAACGGCGCGGGTTCCGCGAGACTGCTGACACCTCGCCCTGCCTTTCGGAGGTGCTATCATGAGTATTGAAGCATGGGGCGATGAAGGCCTCGAAGCCGATCCGACCTTTGACGAAACGCGCGTTGAAGAAGCGTTCCGTGATGGTTTGCGGGCTGCTCGAGAATACATGGCCCGCTTTGTCGAGCAGGGCGGCGACCAGCAGACCGCTAATAGCATTCGCCTCAACTGGAACCCCGACTGGGGAACTGATGATGGGCAGATGACGGGCGAGCTTTGGATCGATCCGTGGGCGATGACCAGCGAGCTTCGCGCTCGGTGCCTCGCCAACACGGAACGCTTGATCGACGCGGGCGGTGCAGCATGAGCGCGCACCAGAAGTTCCCGTTACGGGACGCGCAGGACGTGACGGCGATTGTGATGTCGCTGCCAGTGACTGCGCAGATCACGCTGATGCTGGCCGCGCTGAACGGCCGCGACTTCAACCGCATGGACGGCGACGAGCTGGACCGGGCGGAGTGTGCTCTGACGGCGCTTCAGTCTCAGTCGCGTGAAATGGATTACTGCCAGGACCGTGCGCTGCATGGCTCGGAGTTGGCGGCGTGAGCGGGGATGCCGAAAGGGTGCGTCGTGACGCGCTAAACCATCACGACCAGATGCTTGACGCGCAGGCTGGGTGCGTCCCGTGCAAGCTGTGTGGCGGTAAGGCCGTCATCACGGACGCTGGGACTGGTGCTGGTTATTACATCCAATGTGACAATAGCCTGTCGTTCCGTGACTACAATGGCTGCTTGCTCGATGAGCGCCGCCTTAGCGGCTGGGCGTACAACGTCATGGACTGGTGGAACCGGCTGCACGCTGTCAGCGCACCCCCAGCGCGGACCTATGCGGAAGGGATGGAGGACAGCGCAGATCTCGCATTAAAGCACGCTGCCCCTAATGATTTCCCGCAGTCTGATTACGACGAGGCTTGCCGGGATATCGCCGTCGCCATCCGCCTCTTGTCACGGGGAGAGAAGGCATGAGCGCCCTCCCCGCTACCTTCTGGCACACCCCCGCTCGCCCGTTCCTCAACCCTGACGACATGATCGACACGGCTGGGCAGATCGCGGCGCTTCGGGAGCAGTTCGCATGCCTCCGCGATGTTCCGCCGGTGACTGAGTGCTGGTCCGCCCCGCCTCACCGCCTGGTCGAACTCCTCGCCAAGCCTTCCCCGCTGTCCGCCGCTGAGTGGGCTGAGCTTACCGCATTTGAAAGGGACGCAAGCTGATGCGCGCTTCACAGATCATGCTTCGCTGTCCTCGTTGCGAAACCGAGCTCGTTGTCCCTCGTGATGACTGGGATCCGCAAGATGCAGTCTCAGTCTTGATTGTCTGTTTGCGGTGCGACGACGGCGACTTCCATGCGCCTCGTTTCGTAAACGCGGACGGGGCCGAAGTTCCTGCCATCGACACTCAGGAGCGCACCTAATGAGCACCGATAAGCAACTTCACGCGCACCTCGCTCGGTACATGGATGCCAAAGCATTTGAGGCTGTCAAGGTCGGCAAAGAGCAGGCCGAGAAGCTCAAAATTCGGCGTGAAATCGCTACCAAGCGCGCCCGTACAGCAGTCCGCTTTTTTCTCAAGCCCGAGAACCTTGCCCGCCTCAACGCGCAGGCTGCCCGTACCCAGGAGTCCCCCGCATGCTGATGCTGAAATCCACGCACGAGGCAATCGTGGCGAAGAAGGATGCCGAGTCCAAGCAGCTTGTCGACAAGCTTCGAAAGGAACTGGAGGGCTCAAAGCAGCGCGAACATGAGCTTTGGCGCACCTATTGCGGGTGCGACAAAGAGGCATCGGACCTCCGCACCCGCCTAGCCGTCTTCACCGCACCCCGCAAGCGCGGGCTCGGCGGTCGGTTCGTCTCGAGCAAGGGGGGTGTGGCGTGAGCATTCCCGCATCCGTCAAGGCCGCAACCCGCGCCCGGCCATTCATTCCAGGCGCTCCTGTGTCGCCCTTCCCTCTCCGCGGTTTTGACGGTCGGACTTGGGCTGAGAGAGCGGCTGAGCGCAATGCTAAGAAGGATATCGCAGCATGAGCGACACCATCACCGCACCGGGGCTGACCGGCTTGCGCGCGCCGTTCCCCCCGCACCAGATCAGCCGCCTGCCGAAGCCGACGAAGGCACAGACCGACAAGGTCAAGGCTGACTTCAAGGCCGGGATCCGCTGCAAGATTTGCGGGACGTGGCATCACCCTGATGTCGTACATCTTGATTACGTCGGGCATGCCGCGCTGACCAATCGCCTGCTGGACGTTGACCCTAGCTGGTCGTGGGAGCCTGTGCCGGATCCGGCCGCGCACGGCTTCCCCGTCGTCCCGGGCGGCATGTGGATCAAGCTGACCGTTGAGGGCGTTAGCCGCTACGGCTTCGGCTGCGCAGATGGGAAGTCGGGCGGCGATGCGATCAAGGAGGTGATCGGCGATGCGCTCCGGAACGCCGCGATGCGCTTCGGTGCCGCTCTGGATCTCTGGCACAAGGGCGATCTGCATGTCGATGACGTGGAGGAAGCCGCGCCGATCGAACCCGCTCGCGGCGGTCCGATCAACGACCTACAACGTGCGCACCTGATGACGCTCGCCGAGCAGGCCGGCGCGGACATGAAGGGCTTCTGCAAGTTCTTCCAGATCACCGCCCTCCCTGCGCTGCCGGTTGAGCGGTTCGAACAGGCCAAGGTGATGCTTGAGAAGAAGCTCGCCGACAAGGCACCGGCAGCGAACGACCTCGACGCAAACATTCCATTCGAGGATGCACGCAATGGGTAACGAACGCGCGATCATCGGGCATAACGGCGCGCCCGATCCGATCGACACGGCGCTCGCTCCGTTCGGCGATACGCTGGAGGAAGTCGCGCTGTGGCTTGACGGCTTGCTGGTCGAGAACGACGTCCAACTCGCGGCTACCGACAAGCTGCTCAAGGATCTGAAAGCCGCGCGCAAGGCGGTCGATACCGCGCGCGACGACGTGACGAAGCCGCTGCACGAAATGTGGAAAGCGGAGATTGCTCGCTGGAAGCCGACGCAGGACGATCTTGACCGGCAGGTCCGCTGCCTCGTCGCCGCGCAGTCGCCCTACAAGGCCAAGCTGGCAGCAGAGAAGGCCGCAGCAGCCGCCAAGGCGCAGGCGGAGGCCGATGCCAAGGCAGAGGCCGCACGGCAGGCTCACATCGCCGCCAACGCCGCCAGCTTGGAAGAGCAGCGTGCGGCCGACGACCTGATGAAGCAGGCCGAGCAGGCCCGCAAGGTCGCGGCCCGCGCCGGCAAGGATACGGTCGCCGGGATGCGGACGGTTCAGGTCTTTGAGATCGAGAGCCACAAGCAGGCCCTGACGTGGATCGCCACGCACGATCGGGACGCACTGACGGCTTTCATCGAGGATTACGTGCGCCGCAGCTTCAAGGCTGGGCCGATCGATGGCGTGGTCGTCCGCAGCGAAAAGGTCGCGTTCTGATGGCCCTTCCCCGCCGCATCCCGAAGGAGTCCAAGCGCTCCAGCCGTTGGCGTTCGCCTGCGCACGCGACCTTCGTCCGCAGCCATGAGTGCTGCATCCCCGGCTGTAAGGCTCGTCCGATTGAGTTCGCGCACGTCCGCAATGGATCCGGCGCGGGCATGGGTCAGAAGCCTGACGACTGGCGCGGGGTAAGCCTCTGCGCCGAGCATCATCGCCGGCAGCACAACATCGGGGAGCAGGCGTTTTGGCGCGGCATCGACGTCGAGGGGCTGATCCGTGACTTCATCGCTGCCAGCCCGCGCAGGCAGCAGATCGCACAAGCACAACGGGAGAGGTCTAATGGCTGACAAGTTCCCCACTATCCGTCTCGTGGGCCCGCACCAGCGCGCCTACGCCCATCAGGCAATTGAGCAGGCCCCGATAGGCTACGTCGTCAAGATCGCTGCTGAGACACGCAGGGACGCACAGAATCGCAAGCTGTGGCCGATGCTTGCTGACATCCAAAAGCAGGTTCCGGGCTTCGATACGTTCAGCGCCGAAGACATCAAGCTTCGTTTTCTGAACGCGCTCGGCACCGAGATGCGCTTCCTGCCGACGCTGGAGGGCGAAGGCATGTTCCCGATCGGTATGCGGTCCTCAACGCTGACGGTTAGCCAGTTCGCCGCCCTGATCGAGCTAATCTACGAGCTGGGATCGCGGCACAACGTGCGCTGGTCCGAGCCGGTGCAGATGGATCGGGCGGCATGACCGGACGAGCGATGGCAGCGCGAAGCGGCGAGACCGGCACGGGCTCGACCGAAGGCAACAGCGCGGTCGCCAACGGCGACGGCCCCCAAATCATAGAGGATTTTCGCATGAGCACGACAGAACAAGCGGTGACGGTTGCGCAGGGATACGCCGAAGCCGCACTACGCGAGGCGATCAGCGAGGTCATCAATCACTTCCCCGGCAAACTGCATAGCGAGAAGATCGACGCCATCCTGAGATGCTTCCGCCTCGCCTCTGTATCATCCGCGAGTGCAGAACCGCGGAAGGATACCGTCGCGTTCGTCCAAGAATGGATGATGAGCGGCGATCATGAGCCCGACCAGTGGCACCGCGATTTTGCGGCTGCAATTGATGCTCGCCGTCCGACCGAGCAATCGATCTTCGAAGCTATCAACGAAGAATGCGGAACCGATGCCGCCGCTTGGATCATCGCGCGCATCGCGGCATCCGCATCCCCCGAACCTGTACCCGCGACCAATCAGGCGGGAGAGGTGGCGCATCCGGACGATCGCGCCGTTGACCTGTTCGCTGCCCGCATGAAGACGAAGCTGGCGATGGCGCGCGAGAAAGGGCGTGGCGGTTGGGATGATCCTGCGCAATGCAGCGTCCCGTACCTTCAGCAGCTTTTGCATGAACACGTCGCCAAGGGCGATCCCGTCGATGTCGCCAACTTCTGCATGATGCTCGGCCACTACGACGCTTCAACATCCCCCGAACCTGTACCCGCGACCAATCAGGCGGGAGAGGTGCGCGTGGAGCAAGCACTGCCCGCTGCCGAAAGCGTAGACGCTGTTCTGGCAAAGCTGTTTCCCGAATGGGAGATCGACCAACGGCAGCAGATTGCATTGGATTGCGCAGTCGCCGCGCTCGCTACCCAGCCCGCAACGTCGCAGGAGAGGGAGCAGGCTGGCCACAGGCGGCCGATGGTCGAGCGCGCAGAGCACGCCCGCAAGGTGCTGGAGGTGTGTAGCGCGGATCGCGTGGGTGCCATGCTGGCGTTCTCGGAGGCGGAGGCGGGTTTAACCTCTGCATCATTCGCAACCAATCAGGCGGGAGACCTGATCCGGCGTGTCGCAAGCCTCGTCTATCGCATCGAGGCATCTGGCCCAATTGACGACGAGCGCACGAACATTGAGCACTGGAAGGCCGATGCACGCGCACTTGCCCCTGATCTACGCACCGCCCTCGCTAGAGCCGCACACATCGCAGCATATCGTGGTCCGGTTGTCTCATTCGATGTCACCGCCCCGTACTATCTCGCTTCGTGCGATAGCTGCGGCTGGGTCGGGTCGTCAGAGCATTGCGGCGTCGACACGGGCGGCGATGACAGCAGCGTCTATTGCCCCCGGTGTGAGGCCAGCGGAGCCGATTGCGGTAAGATCGCAACGCAGACCCCGCCATGGACTACCGCCACCCCGACGACTCCCCTTCTGGACGACATGCCTATGTGCACCAACTGCCTCAAGCGTGGAGTAGAGCAATGACGCCCACCAACACCGAGGGTGTTGTCACAGACGTGGCGGCGATTGCGAGGGGGCTCAGCTTTCTTGAGATAGATCTTCTAACAGATCGGCCATCAGGTTGGGGCTCATGGATGTGGAGCGTATCTCATGACTTGTGCGGCAAGGGACTGATGCGGAAGGTTTCAGATACTGAGATTCGCTTAACCCCTCTTGGAATAGCCGTCCGCATTTATCTCACTTCAAAGGGGGTAACAGCATCATGAGCAACACCATCCCGCGCGAATACGACGCACAGGGCATCCGCAAGCTACAGACCGGCGCGGAACGGAGGTATCCCTGCGGCCGAACCGTCCAGATGCATGCCAAGGATCCTGCTTGGATGGGGGAGCTTATCGCCGCTCTTGAGCGGGTTCCGGGGGTGGGTCGTGGGTGACGCATTGATCCGGCGCCTATTGACCGCCGAGGAAGTCGTGCAAGAGTTCGGCCTGCCGTCTATCCGCACACTTCGTACCATGCGACAAAAGGGATTGCCCGGCGTCCGTCTGGGCAAGGCGTTCATGTACCGCGCCGACGATATCGAGCAGCATATTGAGAAAGTCCGCACATGCCCCGCCCCAATCGTGGCCCCTCGCTCAAGTGGCTTAAAAAGCGCGAGGCGTTCTATCTCGTCTGGTACGAGGGTGGACGCGAACGTCTCCGTGCGGCTGGCACTACAGACCGCGGAGAGGCTGAAGAAGTCCTCGAAGACTTCCTCAGGGAGCGCAGGCGGGCAGAGCAGCCAGACCGGCCACGTCGTTCCGATCAGATAACAATCGGCGACGTACTGGATCTGTACGGGGTCGAACATGCACCCCATGCAGCGGACCCGGCGCGTATTGGCTACGCGATCGCAGCCCTCATACCGTTCTGGGCCGCTAAGCCGGTATCGTTCATCACCAAGCAGTCATGCAGGGCATACGCAACCGAACGCAACCGCGCGCCGGCTACCGTGCGGCGCGAGCTGGCGACATTGCGAGCGGCACTCAATTTCGCGGTGCAGGAACGCCGCCTGGAAACCGCACCGTTCGTCTTGTTGCCCGAGAAGCCCGAGGGCAAAGACCGTTGGCTGACACGATCGGAGGCGGCGAGATTGTTGAACGCGGCGCGTACCGGGCGCAGCGACGTTCGACTCTATCTGCCGCTATTCCTCGTCCTGGCGCTTTACACTGGCGCACGCAAAGAGGCGATCCTGTCGCTACGCTGGCCGCAGGTGGACCTTGAGCGCGGGCTGATCGATTTTAGCGGCGGGCGAGTCACGAACAAGCGGAAGGGCAAGCGCAGGCTATCTCGAAAGCTGACACTGTTCCTCCGCCTCGCACGCCGGCGCGGCAGCGAGCTTGGGTTCGTCGTCCATGACAAGGGCCAACGGATCAAGGACATCGGAGACGCCACTAACGGGTCGTTCGGCGGAGCTTGCAAGCGTGCTGGGATAACCGGCGTCACCCCACATACGTTACGCCATACTTGCGGAACCTGGCTCGCCCAAAGCGGTGTGGCGCTGCATCAAATCTCCGGTTGGTTGGATCACAGCGACACCCGGACGACCATGCTCTACGCGCACCACCACCCAGATTATCAGGGAGACGCAGCCCGTGCGATCGACCGCCATTAATCTGTCCGAGGTATGTCCGTGCTACGTGCGTCAAGTTGCGTCATTTAGCGCCTCAAACGTCGCGCAGAATCGCCCAACGCCTACACGGTTCCAGTATTGGAGAGCCCTCCGAAGGCAGAGGCCACTGGTTCGAATCCAGTCGGGTGCACCATTAATCAATAACTTAGCGGCAACTCTAACGGCTCAAGTTGGCCGCTGTCCGAGTTATGTCCGGGTTACGTCGGTTTGTTCGGTTTCCGTTCTGGTTTGCGAATCAGTTTCGCGCGCCAGCTTTTCCGCCACGGCCTCGCGGATGAAGGCCGGTCTCCCATACGTCCCAGCGATTGCGTCTATCCGTGCCAGCACTTCCGGCGCGAAGCGGACAGGCACAGGTTTCAGATTGAGAGGCGGTCGTCCCATGCGCGGCTCGTTAGCGGGGGCAGTTTCTGTTCGCAAGAAAACGATACTCTTTTCTGTTGACCGGGTAAACGATGCCGTTTACTCATAAACAGTATTCTTTAGGAGGCAACAGAAATGGCTACTGCAATTGAGACGGTGCGTCGTTTGCCCACAATCGGCCCGTGGCTTGCGAAAGGAGACCAGGTCGAGGCCGCTGCCGATGCCAACGATGGGTACTTTGTCGCCGTCACCCACGGTAGCGATTGGCAGGCGAATGCTAGCCTCATTGCTGCGGCGCCTGAGCTTCTCGACCGGCTTGAAAACCTTGTGATTGCTATCGGTATGGGTTGGGATCTGGAAGCCATGGTTGGCTGCGCCAAAAGCGCAATCGCCAAGGCGCGCGGCGAGTCTAGTTGATGCGATATCTCGACGTCTGCGCGGGCATCAGTGCAAGCACCGTGGCTTGGAAGCCGCTCGGCTGGGAAGCTTCGGCCTACAGCGAGATTGAACCCGCACCGCGCGCGGTCCTCGCGCACCACTATCCGGACACTCCGCTTCACGGCGACTTCACGACCATCAGGGGCGATGAATATGGACCAATTGACCTTCTTGTCGGAGGCACCCCCTGCCAGGACTTCTCCGTCGCCGGCCTTAGAGCGGGACTGGATGGCGACCGTGGCAACCTCTCGCTTGAGTTTCTCCGCCTTGCTGATCGCACACGGCCCCGCTGGGTGGTGTGGGAGAACGTCCCCGGCGTCCTGTCGATCGACGGAGGAAGGGCGTTTGGAGCCATCCTCGGAGGGCTGGGCGAACTCGGGTATGGGTTCGCCCACCGAGTTCTGGACGCTCAGCACTTCGGAGTTCCACAGCGCCGCCGCCGCGTGTTCGTTGTCGGATGTCTTGGAGACTGGCGAAGTGCCGGAGCGGTACTATCTGAGCGCCACAGCATGTCAGGGAATCCTGCGCCGCGCCGTCAAGCGCGGGAAGGCGTTGCCGACGATGCTCCTCTCGGCGCTGGAGGGGCGGGCCCTGGTTCCGGACGGCAGACGAACGGGAGGACCAGGGCCCAAGCTTTCGGGGGCGGAGCAAACTGCCATGCCACCGATGTAGCTACCGCGATCGCGGCTCATCCAGGTGGGCGGTTCGACCTCGATTGTGAAACTTTCGTGGTCGGGTCTCTTGGACATAACGGCAAGGCGGCGGGTAGCGCCACATCGCAAGACGGCGTCGCTATTGGTAGCGCTGTCCGCCGCCTGACCCCGCGCGAGTGTGAACGCCTCCAGGGCTTCCCCGACGATTACACGCTCGTACCGAACCGCGGTAAGCCGATGGCTGACGGGCCGCGCTACAAATGCCTCGGCAACAGTATGGCAGTCCCGGTGATGCGCTGGATCGGCGAGCGGATTCAGGCAGTCGATGGTCTGCTGCTAAACCAAGGACTCGCAGCATGACCACCCCCGAAATCGCGCACCTCGTTGAACGGAGTGAGGGGGTATGATCGCCGCGCTCTATGTCGAGAAAGGTGGCGCCTACTATGATCAGGCCGGCGTCGATCCCTGGGACATCACCCGGGACGCGCGCCACTACGCCGGTCCGCATCCAGTCGTAGCGCATCCTCCCTGCCAGCGCTGGGGCCGTTTCTGGCACGGCAGCACCCGCAAGCCACACCAGTACCAGCTTGGCGCCGACGAGGGCTGCTTCGCCGCGGCTCTGGCATCGGTCCGCAAGTGGGGCGGTGTTCTGGAGCATCCCGCTGACAGCAAGGCCTGGGCGGCGTTCAATCTAAACGCGCCCGCTCGGGGTGGCGGCTGGATCGCGGCCGACTTCCTGGGCGGATACACCTGCTATGTCGAGCAGGGCCATTACGGGCACGAAAGCCGGAAGCCGACGTGGCTCTACGCGCACGGCGTCGACCTGCCCGAGCTAGACTGGACCCGTGGCGAACAGCGCATTCCGGAGTGGATGATCGAGCGGTACGGCTACGAGAAGGCCAGACGCATCGGCGTCGTCGCGATGGTTGGCGGAAAGAACAAGACCATTATCCGCAATGCCACGCCGCTGCCGTTCCGTGATCTGTTGCTGTCGATCGCTCGGACGGCCCCCACCCCCCTCACCCAATTGGAGCAAGCAGCATGAGCGACCCTAAGGGTATCTGGCGTCCCATCGCCGAAGCGGACAAGACCAAAACATATGACCTGATCATATCAGACGGCCACGACCATCGCTGGCGTAAGACCGATTGTAGCTACAAGCGCGGCGGGCGGATCGGCAAGGCTGGCTGGTACTATGTCGAAGATGGGCAGTGGGAGCCGAAGTGGTGCCCGGTCGAATGCGTCGAGGGCTTCCTGCCAACGCACTTCATGGAAGTGCTGGACTTCCCGACATGACCGGCCCGAAGCCAAACGCCTGCATCATCGGCGAGTGCGCATCTAGTTTCTCGTACCGCGAGGAATGCGCGCTTGTTGCCTCCGGCTGTTGCGCCCGCGACATGCTCGCATCCGCCAAGCGCTATCCCGATGGCGCGCGCTTCCCAATGGACCTCGTGCCGGGTGGCAATCCGTTTGCCAATGCGTTGAAGCGTAAGGGCTTTGTTCGGATCTACCACAATGTGACTACCCCC